AGTCTGGCCATTTAATCTGATAATACTGTTGTTGCCTTTGAATGGATAACGATTATCTGATTCTGTTTTTGTGTAAGTTTCTTGCACCGAAAATACATCATATACAACCATCTCAATAATATCATTCAGCGTAGCACCAGTACCAAGAACAACAGATGTGCCACTTGTAGCAGTATAGTCTGTGCCTGCTTTCAGCAATACACCATTTTGGTACACATCCATATACAAGCTATCAGTATAACTCAAGGTAAGTGAGTTAGCATCTGAACCACTAAAGGTAGTTTGCGAAGCAGTTGCTTGATAAACAAACCTTGATCTTACTCCGTTGGTCGGTGATTTTCCTATATATGCCATAGTTTACTCCGTTGGCTTCGTTGGAAAGGTAAAGCCTTCATCATCCATACTTTTATAAGTTTTAGTTATGTCTCTAAGGTCTTGTCGGTACTTTTTCCAAGCATCAGACATTGTTGGTGCATCAGATAAAGACATCCAATCTGTTTCAGCTAATAATAGAGTTCTTTCCTTTCTTAACTCTGCTAAATCTCTATCATCTTGACCATCTTTCCATGCTTTTTCTTCAGCATCTCTTATTTTTTCTTCTTCTGCTGTAAAGGGTATTCTTTTACCATCTTTTAATCTATATCTTGTCATGTTGAGACTATTCCATATAATTTATAATACATTTGAACAATATTTCCTTGAGAAGGTTTGTACCTTACCTCAACAACTTTTTTTAAAGATGTTGCTTCAGTTGTATGAGAACCACCAAAAACCCAAGTAGCTGAAGCACTTGAAAGACCTTTAGTAGATGTGCCACTTATACTACTAGCTACATCAGTTCTTCCATAACCATTTAAAAATATGTTATGAGAATAATTTGAGTTTGAGCCACTAGCAGTTGATAATAACTTATTTGAGCCACCACTATTAGTATTAGTTTGATTATTTGTTACATCCATCAATTTAACTTGAGTTGTATAGTTACTTGTTGTAAAAGAGCTGTCGCCATCCATTTTATCTTGTAATTGAAAATTTGTTGAACTAGACTCATCACCTTTAGCAATTATATGCAAGTAATAATTATCATATCCAGTTGGTAAAGTAATATCAACTTCAGTTACAGTTGAAGTTGAAACAGAACTTGCAAGTAACTGAAGGGATGAAATTGCACCTGTAAAATCAGTACCACCATCTCGGACTTTAGTTAAAGCCATATATTGCTCCTATGCGTATGGACTATCGCCTAACAGACTTGTATCCCACGCTTCCTTTAACTTAGCTATTGTCTTTGCATCTGATATAGCCTTTGCTGCTGGTGCATCTCTAAGATTTTTCTTTTTAGTTGCGCTTGCAGTTTGAGCAGAACTATCTCCTGCTTCTGCTGCTTTCATCCAAACAACATCTTCAGCATCAAGTAATGGTTGTCTTACTTCTCTAATCTTATCTTGAAAGATTTTCTTAGCTTCAGTCATATCTTCTGATATTACCTTTTTATCAGCATCTACAACCCAAGCACCTCTGAAGTGTCTATCAGATGGCACGCTTACTGTAGAACTATCTACAGTTACACCTGCTTTGTCTGTAATGTAGGTCTTTGTCATTCGCTTCTCCTTATGCTACTTCTTCTAGTTTTACTACATTTTCATCAATCTTCCAAGCGTTTCTCCACTCTCTTGTTCCTGGAAGCTGATCCTTTTTACAAATAACTAATCTTGGTCGATTAGCTTTTTGATATTCTCTCCACACTCTTTGTGGTATGTCTTTCATAATTAAGTATTCTATTGCTTGTTCTTCTGTCATTGCTTCAATAGGTTTCGTGTTATGTAGCAAATAACCTCGTGTATGCTTCTTGAAGTCAGGCTTTGCTTCATCTTCTGCTAATGCCCAATACACTTCTACAGGTGGTAGTATGCCACCTTGTAATGCACAAGCCATCCAGTTAGGATCTGGAACAGTAATCTTTGCACACTCATCTGTTTCTGGATCTTCCCATACAATGCGATAGTCTGATTGTTTACCTTCTAAGTTTTCTTTTGCCCAGCACAATCTATCCCATAAGTGTGTGCCTTGAAACTTTGGCGTTTTTATTGTCATGCTAAATCTCCTAATATACAAATAGAATTATTGCCTTTATCTATAGCTGAATTTGCTTGTGTTTGTCTTGTTTGACCATCCATAGAAGATGTTGCAACAGTTCCAAAGTTTGTAAGAACATTTGCATTGTCTTCACCTGCACTTGCAGGTGCAGAATAATTTGCATTAGCCATATTATTAGAAAAGTTTAATCCAAAATCACCTGTGCCATCATCATCAAGTGAAGAAACATTAAAGCTATCTTCATTTGTAAAACTAGAACTCATATCAAATTTTATCCATACTTTAGCAACACCATTAAAAATATAACTCGTATCAATAGACTTTTCTGTACCAGTGTTAACTTGGTCAGATGTTGTTAATGTATCAAATGCTATTGTTCCGTTTGCCATTATGCTAAGTCTCCCATGTACATCTGCAATGCGTAAGTTTTGTCTTTAACATAACCATTAGAGCTTGAACTTGAACCCCAACAAGCGATTGTTGTATGACTACTTGTTGTCATTGCACTGGTATCTTTTTGATAAAAACCACCAGGTCCTCTTGTATAATTAGTGCCATCATTAGTAGCCATTCCAGCCGCTACATATTCAGCCGCACTAAAGTTATTACTCCAATTAGCTGTAAAATCACCCTCTCCATTATCTGTGTTACTACTCAAATTTAAACTGTCACGGATTGATGGGGTGCCTTGATTAACATTTGCCCACGCTTTAGCTAACCCTTGTTGTAAGTTCGTTGTGGTAGAACCACCCTCTCCTGTAACAACAATGCTACCTGCTGAAGTTGTGCCTGTTAAGGTGTTTGCTTTTAAGGTACTCATGCCAAGTCTCCAAAAAAAGTGTGTCTACATTCCCAATCTGTAAATGTTGCATTTGTTCCTGCATCACCATACCAATTTTCACACTCTGCTGATGTTGTATTTGCAGTTTCTACTTCAGCAAAATGTCCATCAGAGTTCCCTGCAGTAATACCTCCTCTTATACCTATTGGAGTACAATAATATTGATTATTAAAAGGATTTGTAAAATTTAAACCATAATCTCCAGTTCCATCATCATCAACTGAACTCATATTAAAAGAATCAGATAATGATGCCTTGTTATTTGCTACTGCTGCCCAAGCCTTGCATAAGCCTTGTACTAAATTCTGTGTAACACTTGTGCCACCATCAGACTCGTATACAGATGTATTTTTAATTCTTATGTCTGTTCCTAGTGTGCCACCAGTCTTTCGTATTGTGTCTACAAATATTTCACTCATATTGTTACGAGCCTTCCACCTAATTCTACTGTCAATGTTACACCACTTGTTATTGTCAAAGGGCCAGTTACATTTGCATTTTCTGTAGCAAGTATTGTTATGTTTGAGTCTAATGTTTGTGCATTAGTTCTAAACAAACCACCTGCCTTAAAGTTGCCTTTGAACTGATCTGTAGGTGTAATTGATTCACCTGCTAATCCTAAAAAATAAACAAATATATTGTTAGTACCACTTGAAGGCGCAGCACTAAATGTTAGTGTTGAGCCATCTGGCACAGTATAAGCAGCACTATCTTGAACTACACCATCCACACTAACAATAATCTCTTGTACTGAACTTATAGTTCTGCCTAGTGCAAAGGTTGTGTCTGAACCATCTCCGTTAAATCTTACAACAGATGGTAAAGTTTGAAAGTTAGCAGCTAAGGGATTGCCAACATATGCCATTAAGTTATCTCCATAATTGAAAGCGCAATATCTGTTGCTCCAGATGCAGTAAGTTTTAAAACATCTGTGGTTTCCATGTTTACTTTATTTCCTGACAATAATTCTAATGAAGATCCTGCTGGTATAGGAGCATTTGTAACTAATTCAACATCTTGATTTGCTTCATTGTTAGCGCCTGCCCTGTTTGCTGTATCTGAACTTAAGGTAAGTGTTACTGTAACTTGACTTGTTGTTGTGTTGCCTAACATAATCCCAAGCACTACAGTTGTTGTAGAACCTGCTACAGTATAGATAACATCTTCACTCGTTACACCTGCCTTTGTTACCAATTTAAATGTGTTTGCCATTTATTACTCCTTATCCTAAAGCTATTGCCAATGCAGTTGGATCTTCAATTTGTGATGTAAGCGCTAAAGTACCTCCTGTCGCTGGTAAAACTATTGTAACATTTCCTGAAAAATCAGAGTGCGCTGGTGCTGTTAGTTGTGCGTAATGTGCATTACTTGACTCACAATAAAATTTTATGTTTGACTGCGAACCACCATTTTTAAGAACAATCTCACCTGTTTGTATGTCAACATTGCCATCAAGACGAACAACGCCACTTCCGTTTGGTGTTAAGGCTATGTTTCCATTCGACACAGAAACAATGCCATTACCATTTACATCAAGATCACCACCTAGTTGTGGAGTCGTATCTGAAACAACAGATGTTAATGATGCTTGGGAAACGATTTGCCAAGCAGAACCAGTATATACTTTGATTGCATTTACTGTGGTATCAAAGAACAGGTCTCCAGCATTTAGTGCATCACCATCATTATCAGTTGAAGGTTCACTTGACTTTGAACCTAAATACACATCATCAAAATTATCTGCGCTTGTCGCTGCTGCTGCTGCACTCGCTGCTGCTGCTGTGGCACTATTTGCTGCGTTTGTAGCTTGAGTTGATGCTGTGCTTGCACTTGTGCTTGCGTTTGATGCTTGTGTAGATGCTGTTGTTGCGCTAGTTGCTGCTGCTGTTGCAGAGGTAGCTGCTGCTGTAGCAGATGTTGTTGCTGATGCTGCATCAACTAATAAATCATATTTTGCTGAATTTGCATTTGT